CTGGTTCTGTGACAGAGGAGTCTGATACGACATCATTTGAAATAAAGGCATGCAGCTGGAGTATTGTAGCTGTTGTTAACTCAGAGTTTGTTTCTGTACTCTGTTGAGCTAAGCTATGTGACTGAGTTACGCTTGGGTTAGGCGTTGTGTTAGTACTTGCTTCTACATCACTAGCATCTAATATGTTATCTTCGTCTAACTCAGGGTTAGTTACCTCTGCTAAAGACTCAATGTAATCTGCTAGGAATACAACCTTAACAGATGCGCTAGGTACTGTAAGCTCTGAGTCAGTCTCTACATCGTTAGCACCTAAGTTATGTGTCTGAGCAGTAAGAGGTAATGTAAGTGTAGTAGAAGAAGATACGTCTGTTGCGTCTAAGATATTAAGTTCATCAACGTCTGGGTTAGTAACACTAGAGTCAGACTCTACGTTTACTGCTAAGAAGTTGTGTGATTGAGTAACACTATTAGTGCTTACCTCTGTGTCTGTATCAACTTCATTATTAAGTAATATATGCTTCTGAGTTAGATCGTTAGTAGTTACTTCTGTATCTGACTCATTATCTGTTGCATCTACAATATGAACTTGTTCTATAGCTACTTGGGATGTTTCAGTTGAAGTACTAACACTAATAGCATTTAAATTACTTGTCTGACTTAAATTAGGTAAAGTTACTTCTGAATTAGTTTCAACACTAATAGCTGTAAATTCATGAGATTCACTTACTGCAGGACTACTTACTTCCGTATTGGAAGATATACTATTAGCAGATAGGTTTTGATCTTGTGCAACAGAAGGAGAAACTGTTTCAGTATTACTTTCTAAAGCTGTGTGTTGTAGAACATGTGTTTGATCTATATCAGGACTTGATGTTTCAGTATTACCTGTTGCACCTGAGTGTGTTAAGATATGTACTTGATCTATATCAGGACTTGATGTTTCGTTAGCCGCACCGCCTAAACTTATAGAACTTAAATCTACATAGTTATTATCAAACTCACGGTATCTAGTTATTGTACCAGTAAAAGCATCTACAACAGAACCACCTGCGCCATCATGGACATGAGAACTAGCGGTGCCACTTGCTTGGCCTACTCTTGCCCCGTTTGCACCCGCCCAATCACCGTTACCATTGTAATCTACAGAAACTATTTGGTTTAGACCGTTAGTGCTATCATTCCACCAACACTGAATATGGTTTTGGTAATCAATAGTGACAATAAGTTCACCAGAAATACCTGCATAGGTAGATATGTCTGTTACCGTTGTGGATGTTTCGTTAGATACACCTGATACAGCACCACTGGCAGCCATCCTAAGATTACCGCCAGTATCCATACCTATGTATGTTCCGTCAGTTTGACCACCTTGGTCTAATATACATCCAGTATCTGTTGTACTGAATGACATATCAATAACGAAGGTTGCATCAATTTGACCACCACCTCCAGAGCCAGAATTAAAGCCACTTGCTGGGAATGATGTCTTTTCTCTATGGTATGTAGTACCGTAAGTACTATCTATACTAAGAGCCCCACCTAAACCGCCTGTAATAACATTAGTAGCATCTAGTGTATGTACCTGATCAACAGAAGGGGATGTTACACTAGTGTTAGACTCTATTGAAGTAGCTTCTATGTTATGTAACTGACCTGTATTAGGTAAAGTTAGAGTAGTAGCAGAAGACACGTCACTAGCGTCTAGTATGTTTAATTCATCAACATCAGGATTAGTTATACTTGATGCAGACTCTATATTAACACTTATAAAAGTATGTGTTTGATCTAAATCACTAGAAGTAACTTCACTTGTAGCGCTAATACTGTTTGCACTAAGTACTACCCCTAACGAAGGTTGGCTGACCTCAACCTCAGAGCGTATATGTCCACCGTACTGTTCTGCTCCGAAGAGAGAAGTACCATAGACAGCGTAACCGCTTGCTCTTAAGTTATGATCAGCCATCTTAGTTAACGCCTACTAAGCGTCACGGATAGTTATGGAAACTGCGTCTAATGAGAATGTGTTACCTGAAGTAACAGCTTGAGAAGCACTCAAAGAACCAGTAGCGTATAGTGTATCTGAACCATTTGTTAATGCCCAGAACGCTGCAGTTCCAGTACCTGTTACAGTACCTGCAGTAATTGCAGGAACGATTACACGTCGACCATCAGTTGCACCGTTAGTTGGAGCACCTGTGTTAACTGTATCGTTACCAAGTGTTAATGTTGAAGTTGCTTGTGCGTAAGTTGTAGGCTCAGCTGAACAGATATCTAAACGAGTACCGTTAGTATCTACTACTGTAAGTCCATTGTCAAACACGGTATCAGCGATAAAAGCCATATTGTGAATCCTCTTTTAATGGTTTGAAGTAGATAGAGAGCCCCACAATCGGGACTCCCTGTATTCGTTTAGTTTATGCTAAGTTGTATTTAGCTGTTACTAATGCTTCTGGGCGTAGAATCTTACGTCCGTATAAGTGCATTCCACGAACGATGTCTGCAAATGAGTCAACGTCACGGTATGTTTCAGTCTTGTTGATTTGCTCAGCAGTTGCTACAGCAGAATCGTGACCGGCAACAATAGCACCGTAGTTAGCATTTTGGTTAACAGTTCCGTTAGTAGCTGGTCCTGTACCTACAACTGGTAGGTTGTTAGAAACGTATACGCGGAAACCATTCCACTTAGGTAATACTAAACCGTTACGCAATGCATCTGATGCACCGAAGTCAGCGTTTAAGAAACGTGAATCTTCGTCCATTAATACTTCTAGCATAATTGGGTCTATTACCAACCATCTGCCTTCTTTATCAACATTGTTTTGGTCTAATAAACGACCCATACGGTTGATTAGCATTACTGGTGAAGCATAAGCAGTTGGAAGAGCAGTCGCTCCTGGTAGACGTGCTGCTACTGGGATTGAGTGATCACCTGCTGATGTTGTTGTGATGTTACCGAAGTCACCCTTTTTCAACTTCATTGATGCAAGTAATTCGTCTGTACCTGCAGCTGCGTCAGCTTTAGTACCGTTTACTACAGTGTTAACTGCATTAGCGTTTGCATGTAAAGCAGATTGCTTATAACCTGACAAGTAACCAAGAACTTCTTGATCTAATTGGTCAGCTAAACGGAACGCAGCACGATTAGTTGCTAAGTCCATGA